GTGCTAGCTAAGGAGTAACACATGGATGACTTTGAATTCCCCGACGAGATTGAAGCTAAGCAGAAATCCAAGGCTGCTGTCGAAGACGACAAGTTTGAGGTGGAGATTGAGGACGATACCCCGGTAGGGGACCGCAATCGCAAGCCGATGAAGGAGCCTGTTGAGGACCCTACGGAGGAAGAGCTTTCTTCGTACGACGAAAAGGTACAGGCCCGCATCAAGAAGTTCACGCGTGGATACCACGATGAGCGCCGAGCCAAGGAAGAAGCCGTACGCGAGCGCAGTGCTGCCGAGGCTTTCGCTAAACAGGTGTTCGAGGAGAACAAACGCCTCCAACAGCAGCTTTCTACTGGCAGTAAGGCGTATATCGAGACATCGAAGAGCGCCGCTGAAACAGAACTCCAAGTAGCTAAGAAGAAGTACAAGGAGGCGTACGAGAGCGGCGATGCCGACGCCCTTACCGAAGCTAACGCTGAAATTACCCAAGCAGCATTGCGGCTAGAACGCGCTGCTGGTATGCGCCCTATCGAGGTCGAAGAGAAAGAGTATCAGCCCGCAGTTGCCCCAAAGGTTATTGAGCATCCACGTACCCAACGTTGGGTCGAAGCCAATAGTGATTGGTGGGGTAAGGACGAAGAAATGACCGCCGCCGCTATGGGGCTTGACAGACGTTTGCAGCGAGAGTATGGTGCAGACTTTATCGGTAGCAAAGAATACTTTGATACCATTGATAGAACGATGCGTAAGAGGTTTCCTGAGCAGTTTGAAACTGCCCAGAGCGATGAGGACGACGAACCGCCTCTGAAAAGGACGTCAGAACCGGATGAGGATAGTACCCCCCGCCGTGCCACAAAACCATCTGCTGTAGTAGCCCCGGCTACGCGCAGTACACCGCCTAACCGTATTAAGCTGAAAGCGTCAGAAGCTGCGATTGCCCGCAGGCTTGGGGTGCCTTTGGAACTGTACGCTAAACAGGTTGCCCAACTTAAAAGAGGTGAATGAACATGGAACAAACCGCTGCGTCTGAAAAGGCCCAAAACCGCATTGCTCGTGAGTTGGAGTCCCGCGTCGTGACTCAACGTCCACAAGCATGGCGTCCACCTGAAACGCTTCCTAGCCCTGATGCACGTCCGGGATGGAAACATCGGTGGGTGCGTATCTCCACTATGGGTGTGGCCGATCCATCAAACATTTCTTCTAAGTTACGTGAAGGGTATGAGCCCTGCAAAGCAGAGGACTATCCTGAGTTGATGATGCACGCTACCACCGAAGGGCGTTTCAAGGGAAACGTAGAAGTGGGCGGACTGTTACTTTGCCGTATCCCAGAAGAGTTCCTGAAACAACGGATGGATTACTATTCCAACCAGAATAAGGCTCAGATGGAATCGGTGGATAACAACTTTCTTCGTGATAGTGATCCTCGGATGCCTCTTTTCTCTGATAAGAAGACCAAGGTCACTTTCGGTTCTGGTTCTTAAATTAGGAGTCTTTTATGGCTTACCCTACTGTTGATAAACCCTACGGCCTAAAGCCGATCAATTTGATCGGTGGGCAGGTATTTGCGGGCGCTACCCGCAACTACCCGATTCAATACGGCTTCGCAAGCAACATCTACTTCGGTGACTTTGTCCAGCTTAATCGCGGCAATATCATCCGTCTGGCTGTGACTGCTGGCTCTTCGACCGTTTTCCCGGTCGGTATCTTCTTGGGTTGCTCGTTCACGAACCCCCTGACCAAGCAGCTTACGTTCTCGCAATTCTGGCCCGCTGGCACCCTTGCTGGTGACGCTGTTGCCATCGTCTGCGAAGACCCTGACACCGTGTTCCGGGCTGCTGTTTGCTCGGCTACGACGGTTATTGGCGCTGCTAGCAAGGCCCTCATCGGCCAAAACGTGCAGTGCATTAACAACGTTGACCTGTCTGGCCAAACGTCTACCGGCAACTCGCTGAACGCTGTCGCTGCAGTTTCTGGCGCTGGTGCTCCTGCTACCACGGCTACGTTCCCCCTGCGCGTCATTGACGTTGTTGAGGACACGGCTGTTTCGGTTACGGGCGTTGGTAGTTCTTCGACGACCACTGTGACGTTCACTAGCCCTCTGACTGGCGCTGCTTTTGCTGGTTCGGATGTGGCGTATGTTGCCGCTAACGGGCAGTTGGTTCAGACCGGCTCGTACGTCCAGTCGAACTTTGCTGCTGGTACCACGGGCGCGCAAACTAACTTCTTGAACCTCGCTATCGCGGTTCCGGGCAGTGTCGTTGCTATCCCTGCGGCTTCCACCATCGTTATCACGCAGTACACGGAAGTTCTGGTTAAGCTGAACTTTGCTCAACACGCTTACTACGCCGGTCTGGGCGTGGCTTAACTAGGAGCTAAATCATGGCTATTTCACGCGCACAACTACTTAAAGAACTCCTCCCCGGCCTCAATGCCTTGTTCGGCATGGAGTACGCTCGTTACGGCGAACAGCATAAGGAAATCTACGAGGCCGAAACCTCTGAGCGTTCCTTTGAAGAAGAAACCAAGCTGTCTGGTTTCTCCGCTGCTCCAGTGAAGAACGAAGGCCAAGCAATCCAGTACGACAATGCACAAGAAGCATGGTCCACCCGCTATACGCACGAAACCATCGCTCTGGGCTTTTCGATCACCGAAGAAGCCGTTGAGGACAATCTGTATGACAGCCTCTCGGCTCGTTACACGAAGTCTTTGGCTCGCGCTATGGCGTACACTAAGCAAGTCAAGGCTGCTGCTGTCCTCAACAACGGTTTCAGTAGTGCTTACGCTGGCGGTGACGGTGTTGCTCTGTTTAGCGTTGTTCACCCTCTGGTGTCTGGTGGTACTAACAGTAACACTTCTTCGACTAACGCTGACCTGAACGAAACGTCGCTGGAAGCAGCCGTCATTCAGATCGCTGCTTGGACGGATGAGCGTGGTCTGCTGATTGCTGCTAAGCCTAAGAAGATGGTTGTCCTGCCCGGTCTGCAGTTCGTTGCTACCCGTCTGTTGGAAACCAGCCTCCGCGTTGGCACCACCGACAACGACATCAACGCTCTGAAGAACAACGGTTCGGTCCCTGAAGGCTACACCGTTAACAACTTCTTGACCGACAGTAACGCTTGGTTCCTGACCACGGACGTTCCTAACGGCATGAAGCACTTCGTTCGTACGCCGTTGCAGAACTCAATGGATGGAGACTTCGATACGGGCAACGTGAGGTACAAAGCCCGCGAGCGTTACTCGTTTGGCTGGTCTGATCCTCTGGGTATGTGGGGTTCGTCAGGTTCGTCCTGATAAGTCCTTATAAATCAAGCACTTAGCGAGATTTAGAGCCACCTTCGGGTGGCTTTTTCTTTGCCTGTTGACTTAGCTTCTTGATCTGATATAGTACAGCCTGTTACCTGTATCTAAGTCTCAAGGATAGCAATGGACACTACCAACTTACCAAAAACGCGGAAAGAAGCCCAAGAACTCGGGTCAACCCACTACTTTACTGGCGAGCCATGCAAGCATGGGCACATTGCCCCCCGGAAGACAAAGGGTGCCTGTATTGAGTGCTTAAAGATCGAGTGGCAAAAAAGCAACGTCACTCGCGCAGAGTACTTCCAGCAGTACAACAAGTCTGAGGCGGGTAAAGACGCTAAGCAACGGTACTATGCGGCCAATCGAGAGGCAGTTATAGAGGCCGCAAAAACACGCCCATCTCACATAAAAAAGATATACCAAACGGCGTGGAAGGAGAAAAACCACCTTTGGGTTCGCGCAGACACCAAAAATCGCCGCCGCAAACACCGTCAAGCCACCCCGCCTTGGCTTACCCGACGACAAAAAACGGAGATGCGTGCCATGTATCAGATCGCTATTACGATGTCCAAGACTACGGGGGAGAAGTACGTTGTGGACCATATCTGGCCGCTCCGCTCCGATTTTGTGTGCGGGCTCCACGTGCCTTGGAATCTCCGTGTGGTTACTCAAGCAGAGAACGCGCTGAAGTCAAACAAACTGCCCGGAGATAGCGAAGCACTTGCATTTCCCAAACCTTAATGCTATAACCCTAGCACCAAGACTACTTGGCTTGTTGACTGACTTGGCAGACTATTCCTCAAGACAGCAAGCCGCAAATGAGGATATATCATGGGATTCGCAACTCACCTTGGCCCTTGGCTGCTCGGCACGGTTAAAGACACCGTTGGCCCAACTACCGTTGCAGGCGCTGCGGCAGGGCAGGTTCGTAATGTGGGCGCTTGCCCCGCTGCACAATTTAAGACTGTTGCCGCTACGGACATTACGGCCAACACTATCTTGGCGGTGCTCCCTGCCGGGGCTTCTATCCAGAACGTGCAGTACGTTGTCACCACCGCTTACGCGACGACTACGCCTACGATCACTGTTTTTGTTAACGGTAACGCAATTTCGGCGGCTACCAGCGTCAGCGCGTTTACCACAACTGGCCTCACATCTATTCCGCTGGCAACGTCCAACCCTGCGCTTGTGGCTAACGTGGGCGCTACTGATGCTCTCGTTTCCTTCACGCAAGCAAACGTGACGGGCGCGACTGGTGCGGGAGTCCTTTCGATTGCGTACATCGTGCGTGGCTCTGACGGCGCTATCGCCCCAACAGCTTTCACTGCCTAATTAGTCTCGGGGGCTTCGGCCCCTCTTTCATAGGAGTTGCCACATGGCAAAGACTAATTACTCGCCCACATTCCCAATGTATCCGGGCGATGCTGCCGCTGTAACCACTAGCGATACGGCTCTGTTTGCCCCTCCGTCTATCGTGTTTGTCGGTGGCGGTGGCACTGTTCGCGTTCTGACCGTTCAAGGCAGCGATGTGACCTTTATTGGCGTGTTGTCTGGTTCTATCCTACCAGTGCAAGTGGCGCGTGTTTACGCAACCACGACGACTGCCACGAACATGGTTAGGATTTTCTGATGACATTCGGGTTTGGCATGGGGTTCCCTCGGAACATGCCATTTTCTGGCGGTCCGTCGCTCAACTTGCAGTTTGCAGGGAGCACCACGCTCGACCCGCGCATTACATTTACCCGCGCCAGCACGGGAACGTACACTGACTCCGCTGGAGTATTGCAGTCTGCTGCGATTAACGTACCCCGCTTTGATTACAGCCCAACAACGCTACAGCCGCTGGGCCTGTTGATTGAGGAGCAGCGGACGAATTTGCTGTTGCAGTCGGAAGCATCTAACCTATCACCGTGGAGTCGCGTTGCTGCCACTGTTACTGCTGATGTGCCGGGAATCCTTGCCCCAAACAACACACAAACGGCTGACTTTTTGGCAGAGAATGCAACAACATCCGAGCACTATGACAGCCAATCTGTGTCCGTAACTTCTGGCACAACTTACGTTTATTCGCGGTTTTACAAGGGGACAGGCGCAGGCAACCGCATTGTTTGGCATCGAGTAGCAGGCGTTGGCAACGCAGGAGTTACGTTTAACCCAGACACGTTGTCGGGTATTGAAGGCGCTTCTTTTGTTGATTATTACCCGAATGGGTGGATTCGCGTTTCCATAGTTTTTACGGCTTCGTCTACAGGCAGTGCTATTTTACGTGCTCAGATTAGGGAAGGGGCCGTGTCGCCCGGTACCGCCTCTTACTTAGGCGACGGTTCTAGTGGTTTTTACACATGGGGCGCTCAACTTGAAGCAGGTGCCTTCCCCACCAGCTATACCCCCACCACCACCGCAGCAGCCACCCGCTCCGCTGATGTGGCGACAATGACCGGAACGAACTTCTCGAACTGGTATAACCAGAGTGAGGGTACTTTCTATTCCGTTTGGGTGTTGGGTGGTGGTAATACAGCCACTGCGGTGTATCAAGCTGATGACGGAACAAGCGCAAACTTAATTAGAAATAGGTACGCTGCTGCGGGAACGTCTAACGATAATGTCGTTATTGTCGGCTTCGTTTCTCAGGCGTCTTTGAGTGTTACCAACAATCTTACGTTGTACACAAAATACAAAAACGCGATGGCGTACAAAGCAAATGACTTTGCGCGGTCTTCAAATGGAGATGTTGTTATTACAGATACAGTAGGCTCTGTCCCCACTGAATTAACAAGATTAGTTATTGGATACGGTAATGCATCAGCATATTTGGGGGGCCACATCCAGCAGATTGCATACTACCCTCGCCGCCTAAGTAACGCCGAACTTCAAGCACTCGCGGTGTAAATACATGGACTACCACCTCAAGTTCACCAGCCAAGCAGCGGCTGAGACGGTGCTGTTTACCGCTGAAACAGCGGGCGAGGAAACATTCTTGCGCCCGAACTACGCCGCCGTGGATGTCATTGGTGCGATCTACGCACCTACGGGCGTTATGTTGAAGACCCCGGAAGGCGACGTTCCAGAAATGAAAGCGGTCAGCGGCTATCACGCCAATGTTCGGCACACAGAGGCAGCGCCAGAACTGGATGCTTTTGCAGTCGAGGTCAACTCCCCGTCGCGGGTTTGGGCGTAATATGGCTAAGAAAACACCTTCATTAGCGGTTGGTCGCGGGGAAAAACTCTCTGTAGCTAAGGGCGCAGGGCTTACTGAGAAAGGTCGCAAGAAATACAATGCTGCGACGGGCAGTAACCTCAAGGCACCGCAGCCAGAAGGTGGCCCACGTAAGAAGTCATTTTGTGCCCGTATGTCAGGTATGCCGGGTCCAATGAAAGACGAAAACGGCAAGCCGACTCGGAAAGCCGCTTCACTTGCACGTTGGAAATGCTAA